GTGTGGGTTCGTCTTTCAAACAAGCTTTAAAAGGACAATTATGTCTTTTAAATTGCCGTGCACTGGCTTCAAAAGCCGCCAATTCATCCCAATGTGTGGGTTCCAATGTGCGGGGGCAAGCATGCTCCTCATTCGGTTCCAACTCAATAATATCTTGAGATTTGGGCCCGCTAAGAGGAAATCCTCTGCTTGTTGCGAGATTCATACTATCAATGAAGCGTTTGCCGTCGATACCAGACACGATCTGCACTTCCGTCAACGGCTTCAGTTCCTTTAAATAATAGTCATATTTACTCTCTAACATATCTGCTATTGGTAAAATATAATCTTGTTTCGCACGTAGTAATAACGTGGGAGGAACTCCACTGGAAGGATTTGCTGAATAGACCAGCGATGCCCTCCATGGTACCCAAGCCTGATGACCGTTCGGTCCTCTAAACTTGGGTGGGCCCCACGTGTTGGGGACCTTTGTCACCTCGTGTACTGTATCAGATATAATACTCGGAGTGACTTTGCTAATGGCAGTAGCACGGCCATTGCAAGTTCCTAAGATTTCCAGATTGCCCTGTTCAAGGAAATTCAGTGGACTCTTAGGATGGATTTGATCACCTATAATGTGGTCAATTCCATAGGAATGATGCTCCTCGTTAGCATCGGCAGCTTGAGTGGAAATCCCATCAAGCGCCATACGGTCTAAAGCACTTGTACCTCCCGTCTTAATACGGTGGCACTAATACCATAGTCCGTATTCGTGCGTCCGCCCAAATGAAATCCACCGATATATGGTGCATTTTCATTTACGCACAAGACACCCGTACACAAACCATCGAATGTGTTCACAGGTGTCAATTTGTCATCAATCTTTTCTTGCAAATGATATTCAGAGCCATTAAAAATACGTAGAGTTCCATTCTCGCCATCATATAACCCGTTGTTAACAACTTTAGGGTTTAATGTGACATAAAACTTACTCAACACGCCTTCTTTGCTCCGGTACAACATTGAAGACTGAGTTTTACCCTTAGGCAAAACATCAGGCAAGAAATTAACCATATTCTTAATAGAACCACTATTTGGGCAATCTATCAAGGCCAGATCGTGTGCACCAATACGTTGCACAAAATCCTGACTAATCACAGTATCAAACTTGTGATTGACGACATCAGACTCGCGACGAATAATCTCCAACTTTAAAGTGGAGGTTCCCGCGCGAGCAAACGCTCTATCCAACACATGCATAGGCATAATCAGCCGGTTTGAACAAATCAAAAATCCATCCGAACAGTACCCAGCGGTGCGTACACAACACACCGACCTGGCCACATGATTTTCCAAATGGGTTTGATTGGTAACCTTACCCAAAGGTAATGGTTTCTCAACTCTGGCTACTTTCCACATATTCACTTCCTCATCTCTCTGGTTCAAATCCGCTACCGTAGTAGGAGCCAAAGTTCCTTGATTAGAGTTAAATGAAATGTTTTGCCATACCTTATACAATGCGTAAAGAGAAGCGCAAGCGGCAACACCACCTATCAGATACCTAGCATTATTGTCGCGAATCCTTCTAAAAAATTCGGGAACATCTGCATGTTCTTCAATCAGGCGGTGCCTGGCGGTATCATATACAAAAAGACTTTGCATACCGTAAACAAAACCCTCGTAAATAAATTGTAAAAGGGCTAATATCATGGGTATTCTCAAATCTCCTGTCATATAATACCACGCTGCAGTTTTGCAGCAAAAAGACGACCAATTACGCAAACGCAACCATCGACGCCTAAATTCAAAATTTAATTCGTCTGTGATTGTATTCACGCGAGTTTCCATCATAAAACTCCATATTATGGGATTATTTTTGAAACTCTCAGGGACATATGTCGTCCACTTCAAAAACTTACTGTTTTCGAATTTACTCACTGTTCGCAACAGCGCATCAGAATGCTTATGGGATAAAGCATAAATTTGGTATGATGCCAACGTAAGTGTGTCGTCCACCTGATCGGACAACCATCCCGATATCCACTTGCCACACTGTGAGGCATGTTTATTTGTTAAACTGCTCCATGTCAATTGAATATCATTCTTTACCATCCGCCGCTTCCATTCACGGCGCGATAAACATGTAACTCTCTTGCAAAGGTCGTCCAAACCCTGTGCAGTTACACATCTACACAATTGCGTGGGTTT